AAAGCCATAATTAAGTCGTCGTTATAAGACCTCATAGCTTCTGCTCGGCCATGATTCCACACAAATGTCTTCATCTCTGCCAAAAGGCGTGTCGAGTATATCTTAATTAGGTTGTTTCTTACAAATTCTTCCATCTTTGCTATTATCAGAGGGCGTGTCTTAGAGGTCATTGAGAAGCCTGCAACTGCATTGCTCATGTTTTCTGCGCGATACTCCTCTATAAACTCGTGTGTCGACTTTATCGAAAAGTAAAGATTAGGGTATGAAGCTTCTCTCAATTTATCCAAAACTGCAAAGCCTACTGAGTTGTTCTCTACTACAAGCAATGCATTACCATATTCTAACCCAAGATCGTATAAAATTTTAGAGAAAAGATCAGGAGTTACTTTTCCTCTATACTCTGCTACAACTTCCATAGTAGTCGTCTTAAAAACAAGAGCAGTTGAAAAGTCTTTGCCATCGCCTCTAGCGACGTCTGCAGAGATAAAGTAATCTTGAGCTTCCTCTCTGTTTTCCCAAATCCAAAGATTTCTATCAAAACCTGTCCTATATCTTGGCTCGGTGCACATATTTAGATAAGTCTCTAGATCTTCTGATGAGAACACTGTTTCACCTGACATATTGAAGTTGCACTCCAGCTCTTGTGCAATTTCTCGCCTGGACATATTCTTTGTTTCTTTATCAAACCAAGAGTTGTCTCGATCTGGGTGGACAGACCACGGAAGTATGGTTGGGTGAAAATCATTAGTGCCACTTTCTGATTCTGTATATATCTTATGAAACCAATTACCTACACCGTTTGGGGTAGATAGGGCAATACAACGGCCACCGGTAGACAGAGTAGGGTAAAGACCCATCCACAAATCATCTAGCCCCTCTACATGGGCAGCCTCATCGATTACGAGCAGCGATAGAGCTTCCGATCGGCCTGCGTCTCCAGAAGTTGAGGATGCTTTTATTTGTGAACCGTTTGACAGAACAAAACTTGTTCTATTGTCAATGTCGACATCTGATATCTTTAGCCATGGTGGTAGATTTTTTATTATTGCTTTTACTTTCTTTACAAGGTTTGCTGCCGTATTAAACTTAGTTGCAATAACTAAGACGTTCTTTTCTCTGTGGAACATCATAAGCCACGCAACATATGCTGCTGTGATAGTAGATATACCTAACTGTCTCGCTTTCAAAATCACATTAAAGCGATAATCTTCAAAGTCTTTTAGCAGGTCTTTTTGAAAGTTATAAAGATGAAAAGGTATCAGCCCTTTTTGGGGGTGCGTAATCTTCGCATAGGTATTGATGAAATAGTCAGGGTTCTTACCACACTTGACTATCTCTTTCATTATTTCTTTCTTAGAAAGAGAGAATGCCATTTTTTAACTACTTCTTTAGGCCACCGAGTTCTAGCCATTTTCTTGTGGTAGAATCTAATCTATCTTCACTCTCGGGGGAATTGTCTTCTGAGCCCAGTGATGAAATCTTATAACACTTGTGAACCTTTACGCTGCAACGGATGCGAGAAATGTACTCAACAAGAACGTCGCATTCACTTGGGTCCGACAAACCAAGAGCTGATTTCTTTATCTTTTTATATTCTTTCTGTATGAAAGATTTTACCTTTTCAACCATTGATTCCATTTCACTTTCGAAACCGTTTGAGTGGACCTCTTTAAGAGGGATTTCCGAGTGGTATTTAATGTGAAGTCTATCTCCGGAGATGTGACAGCCGAAGCCATCGATCACGCGATGGTCAACGAGTGGGTTCCCCTCTTCTCTGCGAAGACCAATCTTTACTGGTTCTCCGCTTTCGTCTAGGGCACCATCGTAGGTGTTCGCCATTACTTGGGAGATGCAGTTAACAATTTCTAAAGTTGTAGCCATGTGTAAAATTCCTCTACTATAAATAGTTTGTAATATAAATAGTTACTTATTTGGTCTCCAGCCCGATTTCCAGCGTTCTTCTCGGTCCTCAACATATTGTATATAACAGTTAAAACAGCATTCAAACTTTGTCATATATAGGTCATCGCGACTAGATAGTGAATATACATTACATACAGGGCACTCCCTCGAAGCAGTTTTGTTATCTTTTTTTTGGATTATTTCAAACCCGGGTTTGGAAAGCCTTTCTTTATTAGTCTCTTTTTTGTTATAAAACTTTTTTAGATCTTCAAGATATGCTTTCTCTTTATCTTCATCCCAAAGCTTTTTTGGATTTTGGATTGCCTCAGTGCCATATTTATCTTTTATGGCCTTTTCGTATTTTGCTATTTCGTTGTAATCTAAGTCTTTTTTCATTTTGTTGCCAACACTATTGCTAAAACAACTGCAGCGCCTGCTGCAAAGCCACCTGTTGCCCAATACAAAGTGTAGTCATTCGGGCGCTTCAAGGCTGCAGTCTCTAATCTTCTAATTTCTTCATTTTTAATTGCGAGGATGTTGTTGTTCTCCTCAACCATGGTAGCTATCCTGAGATTAAGATTCTGAATATCCAAAGAGTATCTTGCTCTTTCTTGTTCTAGGGCCTTGTTTGTTTTTATTTTACATCTCTCGTCTTCAAATTCTGAAGTAACTTGAATTTTAGCTGTTGCGATGTCGTCAAAACACCATGCATCAAATGATACACTCTGGCCCTGTAATACCCTTGAGAACCTACCAGTTTCAGGATTTGCTATAGCTGTCGTAGATATGAAGCTACTCAATAAAAGTAAAACCAAAACTCTTTTCGATTTCTTTCCGAACCACATCTGCTTCCCCTTTTGACGTTTCAACAATTTCTTTTATTCTCTTCTTCTCTTTTGAGCTTAGTTGCTTTTCTTTTTCAGCGTACTTTTTCTCAATTATTGAAATCGTCTCGTGATATTTTGCTATTAATTTATCTCTCTCTATAATCTCATCATTGTGTCTTTTTTTTAATTCTTTTATTTGTTTTTCATAAGAATCTTTTTTTGCGTTCAGGACATCAATTATTGCTTCGGAGTTTCTTCTTGAAAGAAAGTATACAACCATCGACCACAACAACAATAAAGGGATCTGCCAATGAGCTTTGAGCCATATCCAGCACTTGCTGGATATGCTTTTAAATGCTAACCAGGACACGCTTATGCTCCGCTAGGGCCGTGCTTCCACTTTACAGCCATATCTACGAGTGCTTGAGTGCCAATGTACGCTAGTGTAATAGCGGTCCAATTATCACTAGTAACTGTCCCGTATGCACACAATCCTGTTGCAGTCAACCAAGCTAGAAACTTTCTTGATATAAATCTCTCTGTATATTTGTCGGCAAATGCCTTAATCTGTGCCACCATTTTATCCTCCTAAATGTTGACATGAGCGAAACCGTCTTTACGCTCGATGTTTATTTGCATATCTACGCAGTCCTTAAGACCATCTAGATGTGAAATAAGTAGGACAGTTTTAAAATAACCCTTGATCATATCAAGTATTCTCACAAAACCTTCCATATTTTCTTCATCTAGGGCCGTTCCGGGCTCGTCTAATATAAATAGATCCGACTTTGGTAAACTAGACACTGTCAAAAATGCCAAGCGGATTGCCATCGATGCAATTGTCTTTTCTGCTCCGGAGCCCATCTCCAGCGGCCGCGGCTCGTGCTTTGCATGTTTGATAAAGATATCTAACTTATCTTCATTGTTAGTAATAAAAACTTCAAAGTCTACAATATTTGTGAGGATCTTTGCAATCTCTTGGTTGATAAATGGTAGTCTTCTTTTTATAATTTCATAGGATACACCATTTGGATGGCAACAGGTCATCAGCAAGTGATAGGCTGCAAAGTCATCCTTTAACTTCTCATATTCATCTTTTTGTTCCTCAACATGTGCTAACTTCTGCTCCAGAGAGCCTTGCTTTTTGTGGAGGTTCAAGATTTTGTTTTCACATGCTTCCAGCTTCTTTTCTACATTCTCGTTCTCAAGAATGATTTCATCCTTGTTAGACAACAGCTCCTTAAGATTTTCTATTGCATCCCTGTTCTGTTCGTACTCACTGCTCTTACTTTGAAGATGCTCTAACTCAACCTGTTCTTTGAACAGTAAACTATCCGCCTTCTCTATTGCAAGTTTGTTTGTTGCAATGGAGGTTGCCAAAGTGTTTCTCTTGTCTACCAACAAGTTATACTTTTCGATATGTTCTGCAACTTTCTCAGGTTCAAAAGATCTTATCTCTTCTCCAATCTTATTGGCACCAAAAGCATGCGCAGCTATTTTCTTTTCTGCAATCTGTATCAAGGGGCCTGCGTCATGTGCATCTCTAATGAACCTACACGATGGATACTCTGACCCACAGGGAACTTCCGACAACAGTGTCTGCTTCTTTATATGATTGTCTTTCTCTGTTGTGATAGACTGAACTGAAGACAGTAGGTTGCTAAGTTCTTTCTTTTTGTTTTCAATTGCTTCTTTCTTTTTCTGGTATGATGATATGTCAAACTGTGATAGAAAAGCTGCTATGTTCTCAAACTTCTCCTCACTGACTTCAAGTTGCTTAATGGCCTCGGTTTTCCTCGAAGTCTCCCTTAAGATTGTCTCTTTTTTCTGCGATATCTTCCTGGAAGTAATTACCGGGTCTATAATCTCTGCTGGTACAGATTCAATCTTTGCTGTAACTTCTTTAAGCTTTTTGTTGTTTTCCGCAATTTCATCTTTTAAAGATGAGCAGCTAGCCTTGTTTGATTCTATTCCTAATTCACTATTCGCTATATCTCTCTTAAGAGAAACTATCTCAGTCTCGAAATCAATACCCTCTAATCTTCTAAGGGCTGCTTTGGTGAGTGCTGATTCCTCCTTGGCCAGTTTAAACTTTTTATCAAATATCTCTAAGTCTAAGAACTTCGCTAAGAATTCTTTTCTCTTAGTTGACCCTTCATTAACAAATGATAGCGAATCTAGTTGACTTGCCATCGATGTGGTTAAAAAGTCCTGGATCGTACCAAAGTACTTTCTTACGTTCTTGTCTGTGTCTTGTCTAGAAGTACCGTTCAGGCCTTCTGTATTGCCTGCCATGTCTTTTTTATAAAACTCTAGGTCTGTACTTGCTTCTTTGGTTTCAACGCCCTTAAGGCGCTTTGTGTACTTCTCAGACGTCCGCTCTACCACATACTCCGTGTCGTCGATCTTTATAGTTGCAGTTGCAGAACAGCCTGGTTTATTTTGATTAATGATGTTTAGATTTTTTCTAATAGATTTCGAGGTTGAATTATACATAGAATATAATAAAGTATCAACGATTGATGACTTCCCTGAATAATTCTTTCCAAAGATGCCGACAATTCCTTCCAACTTATTGAAATCTATACTGTTTCCTTCTCCGTAATTAAATAAGTTATCCCACTCCAAAGACTGAAGTGACCAATGCACGTTACGCATTACGTCCTCTTCTTCCTCTACTCTAACATTATATTTTCTGTTTAGATCGTAGACCTTTTTCATGACAGCATCTGTGACTTCAAATTCTTTAAGATACTCATCTATTAGAGATTCTTGAGTTTTTATATCTCTTAAGTCCTCCTGCTTCATCCCATCAGGAGCCTTGACTGTGATCTGTTTTCCTGCAGCTCTATTCAAGTATGTAACTGATTCAGGGTTGTACCTATACTTGACTATATCAACCGCTTTTCTTACTTTGTCCAGCGTAACGTTTTCATCTGATACTATTCTTAGTCTTGCTCCTTCGGGTGGCTTCTTTCTTGGAAGGTTTCCAGCCTTTGTGAGTTCCAACGTAATAAAAGGCTTTGGATTAGTAAAAGTAATAAGCCTGTTGGTAAACTCATCTCTATTCTCTATATCCCAAAGCAAGTATCCCTTGTCTAAAGATTCACCAAAATTCTGCTGCACTGTGGATCCCGCATACCATATGCGACCTTCTTTGTCCAGTTTTTGTGTTTTGTGTATATCACCTAGAAACGCGAAATCGAAATCGTCGAATATCTCTATGCTGTGATCACCACCGAGCGTCCAATTGCTATCTGTCTTTGATTTGTCGATGGCGCCATGATAAAGGGCAATGTTGACAGCATCAGGGTTGGTTGGCTTCACCCAATTGTCTTCGTCAAAGACGGATAAGACATTTAGGCTGAAATCTTCGTTGAGTTGTACCTCTCCTGCATTCTTAATCAAGATTAATCTTGGCGAATTGATCGCTTTAACGATCGGAGAAAGAGCGTCTTGTCTACTACCGTTGCGTAAGTTGCCATCATGATTTCCCAATATGATATAGGTTGGCGCAATGGCCGATAACTCTTCAAAAAATTCTCTACATAGGTCCACAAACTCTGGTGAAATTTGCGTCTTTGTATGTGCAATGTCTCCGCAATGAACAATATAGTCGACATTTTCTTCTTTTAGTGATTTGTATAATTGTTTGAACACTTCTCTGTATTCAAAGTGGTATTTTAGATTTCGGATGTGGGTATCCGCAATATGAGCAAATCTCAATGTGGTCTCCATTAGTTATTGTTATGGGATAAGTTTATCAGGTTTGGACAGGGTTGTCAAGAATTATTATTGAATAGGTACAAAAGCTAACTTTTCATTTTGATTTATTGGCTTGACGGACTTGCCAAGAGCCTTTTCGGCTGCAGCCTTGAGTTGACTTAACTGCTTGCGGCCGGCGAGTGATGACTGGCTTCGGACTATTTCTGCATGGTCTACTTCTGTCTTGTAGACGCCGCTTTCTACTTTTCCGGGGGCTTGACGGGGCTGCTGTTTCTGCTCTGGACT